AGAAGTCGGGGTGCATCACGGACACCAGCATCATGTCTACACCGCCGTCCGCGCTCTCGTACTCGACCCGTTCAATAAACTGGGTCACGCCAGCGCTCAGGGATAGGCCCTCCACCCTCAACTCGTAGTTGGGTGCCAAGCCTTCGCCGAATTCTACGCCTGCCTCTGCCATCCTTACTCCAACACCACATGCGACGTACGCGGTCGGTTGAGCCGTGCAAAGACTGCTTCTCGCAACAACTTCTGCGGCGTCTCCTTCTGACCGATACCGTCCTGCAGCGCGATGCTCAGCGGTCTCACGCGCGTACCGCGTAGCGCCTCCGAGCCGGGCAGTTTGACCTCATCGCCGATCTCCAGCTCGGGTAACGTCGGGTGGCGCTGGCGGATCGTGTCGCCCCACAGCGCCTTGCCGTACTCGCGGAACGCCAACATCTCGTAATAGTCTTGCTGCCGTGCCTTGTGGTAGCGCGTCTCTCCGGTGGCGACGCCCAGCTCCACGTCGTATGGCCACCACTGCCGAAGCGTGATCGAAAACGTCACGCCCCGCAAGCCGCCGAACACCGTGGGCCGATCGTAGGTAGGAGATATTCTTTCGATCACGCAATCGGTCACGCTCACATGCGCGTCACCAACCCAGAACGAAAGAATAGGTGGTCGGCGCAGTTTGCGATCCCGGGTTTTCCACTTTCTCAGCAGCCCCAATTTTTTCTTGGGGTTCACGTCCGCGTCGTTCTTCTGGAAGAGCCGCCCCGAGAATGTTAGCAAATCGCTGTTGCCGTGGACGAACTGGAGGATCGCGTGCTCGCGGTTGAGTGCCCACTTCTCCACATAGGCACTGCCCCACTCCTCGCTCAGACCCTCGGCCTCGAACTGGCCGACCAACTTTTCGTCGGTGTCAAGATTATAAATTGTCCACAGACGCCCAGCCATGACTACCTAACACCGTCCCGCTGGCCTTCGCTGGTGCCAGTTCGATCGAGCCGAATTCCAGCGCGGCCCGCCGCTGCCAGGGCACTTTCTTGAAGCCTGCTCGTTCGTGGACCTCTGCAACATGGCGCGTGACGGCCGTGGCCACTTCCTTGCCGTCCACACACATCGTGTTTTTGATGTTGATCTCCTGCTTTTCTGGTCGCTTCGCCGCTAGCTTGCGCTCTAGGTCCGCCAAGAAACCCTTGGTGACGGCCTCCCGTTTTTCCTCTCGTCTGCGCATGATCTCTGACTTCATCGCGGCGATCTCTTCTTTCGCCTCGGCCGTCTTCTTCTTCGTCTCGATCTCGGCAAGCTCGGCTGTCTCACGCCCAAGCTCCAGCATCCGTTCCATGAACGTGGCCTGCCTGCCAAGCGCCCAGAACATCTTTCTGCCGAGCCGCTCGTACTCACCGGTCAGCAACGCCGTCTCTTTTCGTTGCTGCGCGATTCGTGCAGTTGTCCCGCCGAGCATCTCGTATGCAGCAACCCCTGCATCTGCAAAAACGTCCATTCCAGTCGAGAGCAAACCGATGAACCCGGTGTGCTCTTCCGCTGCCTTGGCTTGTTGTGCTGAGACCTGGGCCTGTACCACACCAACCCGATTCGCACTTTCGACCCAGGCGTCGCCCGCTCTGCCTGCAGACACAACGGCTTGGTTCGCAATCGTCTCGTAACCTGAGACCGCATGCGTCCTCATAGCGTTCATCGAATCGCCCATGGATTCCTTGGCGGACCACGCGGTCAACTCCACCCTGCGCTTGATCGCGGCCTGGTGTTTCGAGATGTTGCGCTCCAGTTCACTACTCTTCTCGCCAGCCCTATCCATGAATTTCGAGATCAGGGCAGATGCAAGCATGATGATCGGAAGCCATGGGCTGAAGGCACGCTTGAACGTTTTTCCAAGCGAGAGCACGGCTGGAATGAGCACGCGCGAGATCACAAACGAGATTCCGCCAAGCGCCAGCATGATCGGCCCGAGCACGGCCGCAAGCGCCGTCACCTTCACCAGCAGGCTGGTCAGCGCCTTCACGCCTGCTTTGCCCAGAACTGCAGTAATCGTTTGCCCCACGGATCTAATCGTACCGATAACACCTTCCCATGCCTCGCGAATCGACTTGACCGCCTCGAGAATGCCCTGCGCGACGGACACCGCTGTCTCGCCGTGCTTCTTGGCCAGCATCTCGGCGGTGCGCTCCACATCTGCACCGGCCTTCTGGGCCTTGCGCAAATCGGCCATGACGTATAGCACGCTGTTTAGTCCGGCGGTCATGCTCTCGACCACATTCTTGACGCCGACGTTGGTCTCCTCAAACATCGCGATCGACAGGCCCTCTACCGACGCGGCCAGCATTTTGAACGAGCCCTTCAGCGTATCCAGCCTAGCCTCGGCCATCTTGGTTGCTGCACCAAGCCCATCGGATGCGCGCATTAGCTCGCTGTGCAATTTCCGAAGACTCTCCCCGCCTGCTGTCGCGAGGGCGGAGTACGCCTTCTGTCCACGGATCCCGAACAGCTCCGTCATCATGGCCGCACGCTTCACCGCGTCGGTCTCGGCCTCTATATTCCGTTTGAACTGCTCAATGATCTGCGGCATGGGCTTGAGCGCACCTGTGGCGTCGGTGAGCTTTATCTTCCACCTATCCATCAGCTTGGCGGCTTCCGAACTCGGCTTCCCCAATTTCACCAGCATACTGGTCAGTGCTGTGCCGCCCATCGAGGCATCCAGGCCAGCGTCACCCAACTTCCCGAAGATTGCGGTCAGCCACTCAGTGCTGATGCCCATTGTTCGTGCCTGCGGGGCACCATAGCGGAATGACTCGCCAAGCGACGACACCGTGACATTACTCCGGGCCGCAGCCAGCGCAAGGATGTCGGCTAGGTTCGACGAGGTCTTGAATTCCCGCCCCATGGCCCGCGTGATTCTTGCCACGATGCTGGAGGATTCCGCGTACTGCACGTTGCCCGCAGCCGCAAGGTCAAGCACGCCACGCACGCCGCTAATCTGCTCCTCGACGGTCGCGCCAGCCCGGGCAAGCTGTTCCATAGCGCTTGCCGACTCGCTTGCGGAGAACGCCGTGACGATGCCCATCTCCTTGGCCTTGACGGAAAGCCGGGCAAGGTCCGTTGCGGAAGCTCCCGATACCGCTCCGAGATCTGCCACTGCCTGCTCGAAAGTAGCCGCTGACTTGGCGGCCTTATACATTATGATTGCGGCAGGCGCAGTGACTAAAGCAGCACTGCGCATCGCCCCACTGAACTTGTCGAGACCACCTTGTGCGCTTCGTAGCGAAGTCTTTATCCGCTGGGTCGCGCGTACAAAGGAAGTCGCCATCCGACTTGCGGCTGGGCCAACCGCGTGGGTCTGACGTGTGAATTTTCCAAGAGCGGCACTGCCTCGGCCAAGACCACGGATAGCCGGATCGGTGTCCAGCGTGACCACGCCGCCAAGGCCCATTCGCTCGAACGCCACGACTCACTCCCAGATCGTGATCTTGCCCTTCAGTTCCTTCCGCATCTCACGGGCCGCCCGTCTGCGGAACCACTGCCTGTCTCTCGGTGGCATCTCCTCGATGTCGCTATACGTCAGCCCTGTGTAGACCCAGAGCAAATTGAACATCTCCTCTCGCAGCCCCTCTTCGCTGCTCACCTCGAAGAAGGTGCGAAAAAATCCCGGTTGCTCCACTCGATCGCGATGGTGTAGTCCTTGCGACAGCTCTTGCTCTTGCACGTTCCCTCGACCGACATGTCCGGGCCGACGCTGTGCTTGTCAACCTCCAGCGTCAGCGTCTCGATATCGACCTTCTCCATGTCGTCCAGCTCGTCGGGCACCAGCGCCATCTCGCCGTGCCCCGCGACTTCGCAGATCGAGCCGAGAAGAATCGCTTCCTTTAGATCGCCGAAGTTGCGCGCATCGCCCGACATCTGCGCCAATGACGACCAGCGGGCCGGTCCTATCAGGAGCTTCTCGGCGGCCTTGCCCCGAATCTTGAAAGGCCGCTGCACGTCGTACCGCCACTGCGCGTTCTCTACCCGCTCGACGGACCGGATCTCGACCGTGTCCAGATCGGCCGTGTGATCGAAAGGCGCGCCGCAGTGCGGGCATTTCAACTTGAGCGATAGCAAATTGCCCAGGGACTTCACCCGGATCAGCAAGTAGACGAAGAACACGTCTGCCATCCACATCTGGCTGAGGATGACCGCACGCTCCTCCGGCTTCATCGTCTCGAAGCTATGCGGGCCGAGTTGCGTACACATCTCTCCGATCGCGGCCTCAACGTACTGTACGAGATTGAACTCGTCCCCTAGCAAGGCACCCAGCGCTTTCTCCTGCTTGAACTTCCATGGGCGCAGAGCCACGTCGCGTCGACACTGGCCGTTCTGGTCCAGCACGCCGATGGGCAGCCCTGAGCCGTGCTCGGACAGCGGCTTGCTTACGGGTTCGGCTTTCGAAGTTACTTGCTCTTGCTCAGACATCGGTACCTCCAATCGACCGCGCGTAGCGGCCTTGTTAGGTCAACCGAAAGGTTGATCAGATGGGGAGCATATCGCTGGCCTTCAAGGTCCAGGTGATGATCGCTGGATCCCCCGCGTTCGCCAACTCCAGATCAGGCGTGCCCCGCTTGAAGACGAAAAGTTCTACGAACGAGTACGAACGGAAGACGAGGCCGGTGTTACTCTTGAGCACCAGCGTCCCGACCTTGAGGTAGGTCGGCGAGACCGGATCCTGCCCCTCGACGAACCATGCTTCCATGGCCGCTTGCTGCACGATATGGTGCGCGGGCAGATCAGCCGTGAACTCGACCGGGCCTTTGTTCCCTCCGCTCCTCACCGTCCTGTCCGGCATGTCCACGGTCTGCAGTTCATCTTCGATCCCGCCGATCGCGGTGAACGTCAGGGGTGGCAGGCCGATCACGATCAACTCGTACTTGTTGACCGGCATGTGGTCCGCTTTGACTGCGCCTTTCATCTCTTCCTCCTTCTGGCAAGGTGCCGCTTATCGCTCGGCCCTTTCGCCTAGTTGCCGTACGCTTCCCAGATCACGTAGTCGGTGGCGGCAAGCGTGGTGACGTCGAGGTCGAACTCCAGGTAATCCCCGTTGATCACGGCCTGTCCCTTGTTGCCCACCGGCACCCCGCCCGTAGTGAACGCGGACCAGGCAAACACAACCGGAGTGAACGGCAGTTCCAGCGTGAACAGAGACGCCAGATTCTCGGCCGTGATCACGAGCTTACCTCTGGCGCCCTTCAGGTAGGGCGGCGCCCCGGATTCGTTCAGATTCGCCACGTTCCACACGTCGCTCGCGTTGGCCAGGGTCTCGGACACGGCGATGGAAGTGCCCGCCCCGATCTGCGCCGTACCGCCCACGCGGTCAGCGGGCTGGATGCGCACGCTGGTCGCTGGCGTGGTCGGCGCATCGGCGACCACCAATTCGGTGCCCTGTCCGTTGATCGCGGCGATCAGGTTGGCTCGGGCAGTAGCCGCGCTGACACCCTTCAGTACGTTGATGTTGCTGCCCGCGCCCTCGAACTCGTACACGTCCGCGCCGATGGTCACGGTGTTGGTGTCCGTGGGTAGCGTTGCGAGGAATAGGCAGGCCTGCGCGACGTGGCCCGTGTCCTCGCTCAGCAAGTCCACCTGGGTCATGATCGCGTCGATGAGGTCGAGGTTCGCCTTGTTGTGCGCGTCGACGAGGTCCGTGCC